TACTGCTCAGGGTCTAGTTCCCACATCACTTCGTTAAGTGATTGCTCAAGTATCTCATCTAGTTTATCTAGTGCATCCTCAACTGGATCGTTCTCACATGAGAAAGCTGCACGATATGCAAACGGATCACCATCTACTAACACCTGTTTAGGTTTTGTCATCATAGATATAATCCTTTATATAATAAAAAGAGCACCCCAATTAAGGGATGCCCAAGTCGGGGAGGGAAAGCTTACCAACGATCTTCTGTGGCTAATTCTTCATAGGCTACATGCTCTAAGATACCAATCTTTTCTAGGCGTACAGATGCTGTTGATCCTTCACCATAAATAGATAGCTTAACCTTAGCTGTTGTACCATTACCTAGTGCACCATCTTCTACAAAGTCCCACTTAGAACTTGTAGTACCTTTGGTTACTGAAGGTGCACCACCGAAATCATCAATGCCAGATGGGTGTACGTTAGGACGTTTAAGTTTCATCCCTACCTTACCACCTGCTGCATCAATAGGTTTAATCATTTGGTTACCCATTGCTGTCTCAGGGAAACCCATCGCAATCATACGGTTAACTTCTTCACTGTCTTTAGGTACAAACATTGTGTTGTACTGACCTTGTGTATTTACATGGTAATCTGAGTTGTCCATGTTGTCTTGGAATACACGGGCATAGTATAAAGACCCTTCGAATACACCATACTTAGTTTTCTTTTTATCAGCCATATCAATTTCCTTTTTTAGCTTCTGATTTAGTTACAATATAAACAATTAATTCTGTTGTCAATACAAAAATTACAGGTGAGAGTGCTACGATATAAGGTAACATTTAGTGAGTGTCCTTCCAGTTACGTCCGATGTCAGTTGACCCTGCTAATGGGCATACCATATTAAACTTCTCTCCTATGTCAACAAAAGATTGACGTTGCATAGCCCCTAACTCCTCAGCTGTTGCATAATTACCACACACCTCAGTCTGCCATTCATCATGAGGCCATGTGACAAGCTTAAAGTCTATCTCTTTATCCTTAGCCTGACGTACCCACTGTAGTGCTGAGTGTTTCATGATGACAGACTCACCATTCTGCAGCATACCTGCGAGTGTCTTATGTTCAGATGGTACTAGAACCTTACGTCCATCCATACCTTTGAACCAACCACGTTTAGCTATGTGTGGTATAACTTTCTTCTTTAGGTTAGCAAGCCCTTGGATTGATTGCATAAAGTTCTCAACACATTGACTTGCCTCACGTTGATTGACACGTAGTATCTGAGATATCTTAGCTGTACCTGCCCCTAGTAAAAATGCATAGATGAAAGTCTTAGCATCATCTCTTGTTATGTGTGACATACCTAATGCTTTCTTGTTCAGGTTGTGTATGTCAGTCTCGTTCTCTTTCTTACCTGACACAATAGCATCCACATATTCTTCTGACTTCATTAGATGTGCAAGTACTCGCAGCTGAATCCCTTCAGCATCCGTACCCACTAGGTAGTTACCTTTCTCGACACCCCATAAGGCACGGAACTGTCCGTCATACCTAGCCTTAACTTCCTCAACAGCTGACTTAGGTGTACCATGAAACTCAGATGGTATGTTAGCTTGGTTAGGTGCTGAGTGAGCCATACGTCCTGTCCATGCACCAAGATGGGTGAACCTGCCATGTATACGGTGGTCATCACCACAATGTCCTAGCCATTCAACCAACGATGATCTCCTACCTTCAAGTGTCAACCACTCAGCTAATCTTTTACCACCTGCAGGTGCTTCATCAGGCAGTGTCTCAAGGTTAGCCTCAGATAATGTCCAACCATAACGTGCAAACTTATCTCCACGATCTTTGTTTTTGTTCTCTTTCATACTGTATGTGTCCCTTTGTTTTCTCGTATGGCTGCCAACCAGCTTCCCATAGTCTTTCTATTCTCATCTTAGGTGATGCTGGATTAAACTCTATCCAATCGTAGCACACTAAGTCGGGTGGGTTAACTGACCAATCAACTGTTGTCTTAAAGTATTTCTCTTGTGCTTTCTTTACACTTGCCATCGTAGTACCATCCTGTTTCTTTCGGTACTTAATCCTGTTCACCTCTTCTAATTGTGGTGGGAAATCACGTTGGAAACTTTCAGTTAATTCTATCATGCGTAGCTCAACCTCATCCAAGAGGTGTTCAGCTTTATCTTTCTCGAAGTAGAACCCTGCATCTGTCATCTCTTCACATAAGATTTGTATGTCATGTTCACACTTGATGGCATCCTGTAGATCAGGGTCAAAGATACTAGACTTAAACTTATTGTATAGTCTAACTGTAACCTCAACATCCTGATGACAATAGTCAACCATCTCTTGTGTCAATACTTCGAACTGATCAAACCCAATCTTAAACTCACCTAGTCTTTGACCCCATGCCTTGAGACTGTGACCACCCTTGATGCTGTAGTCTATAAGCCTTGACATGATCAATGTGTCAATGACATCACTTGGGTTAATCAGGTTAGGTTGTAACAGTCTGTTGATTACTTTAACATCGAACCCTATCCCATTGTGAAATATAAACTTATCTGTCTGTTGACACAGTAGAAAGAAAGCTTCTCTTTCCTCAGGTATTGTACATACATTAAGGAACTGATACTTCTCATTGGTGTCAACATCCTGAGCACAGATGACATGTATCTTAGTAGCATCCAATGCGTCAGTCTCAATGTCCATTGCTAATATTTTCATTCGTAATCCCTGTCTTGCCATGTAGCCCACAAGCATAGTGTTAATTCCCAAGGCCAAAAGATAGCTTTAATACGCATTGCTGTGGAATCTCTTGGTGCTTCGAGTATTATGTGTATTGTATTCATAAGCACGTAGTGATTAACAACACCCAAGAAATATATACTGGCTGTTATGTATACCAAAGGATCATATTCTAATAGTTCTTGCATCAGTACTCTCCATATTTTTCTGACAGAGTAAAGCTATCTGTATTGAAAGTCAACTGACCTGCATATCCTGTCGGCCCAACTGGTCTGTTCTTTGTGACAAGAAGCTTGGTTGTATTTCTTTCATCAATATCTTCTGACATCTTATCTCGTTGTAACTCAACAACAACTGATGCTCTTTGCTCTATCATACGGCAGTACTTAACAGCACCATCATCATTGGTATGTCCGATTGTCACAATGCCAACGCCTAACTCAGCAGCTAACTTAGATAACCTTACAGATAGATCAGCTAGGAATTGTTCTTTGCTTTCATCACCACCCATGTTAGCTGCAATATCTTGGATAGGTTCAAAGAATATATACTGAACACCACATGCTTGTGACAAATACCTGATGTGTCCTAGTATATCTATAGGATCATCCTCATCATTCAAGAAAAACTGATATAGTCTCTCATCTTTAGTTAGCTTAACGATAGCATCATGTACTTTCTGTTCAGCACTTGCTTGTGCTATCAAATCTTTACGTGTCAGGTTATCCTTTAGTTCATATGAAACCAACCCTAACAATGATCTAAGTTTTGTCTCTTCCATATGCCAAGCTGCAATGCTTATCTCAGGGTGCTTGGTAAGTATGTGGTACTCTAAGTATCTCATGAACTCAGTCTTACCTATGCCTGTTTGTGCCTTGAACAAGGTGAAGTGACCCTGCATCAGACCCATACATAAGTCATCGAACTCTTGTACCCCTGTCTCAACATACACATGGCTCTCACTATTGTTGTACATCTTAAGGAACTGATCTGATGTATTGATTATGTTCTCAGGTGTATACTTCTTAGCATTGAACCATGCATTATAAAATTCATTACGAGCACCTGCCTCTAGGAACTCATTAGCATCTTTGTATTTGTCATGTTGTACCCTGTATACTTTGTTAGGGTATAGGTTAGCTATCCTTTGTGCTACAGCATTCCCTTGATCATCATGTTCAATGGATAGTATGATCTTCTCGAATGATCCTAACCAATCTGCAGCTTTAGTCCAAAGTTTATTCGATGGTGTAGCTGATGGTAGTGACACAAAGGCTGATGAATACTTAGCTGAGTTACACATTTGGTATGCTGACATAGCATCTAGTTCACCCTCAGTTATGGTGACAATCTTACCTGACCCTGCGTTCCAATGGTTCATACCAAATAGTTCATCTGACTTAAGGTTGGTAGCTCTAAATTCTTTTGGGAAAAATCTAGTCTTTATGCCACCTGAAGGGTATGGGTACTCTTGCTTAACTTCTTTACCATTGCTGTCAAGGTATGTCTTAACACCATAGAACTGCATTGTCTCTCTGCTTATTGATCTTACTGACCTGTATACTGATGTTAGTACCTCGGTAGGTACAGGTTTAATCTGCGTTTGTTGTGGGTTCATATCCCATCCATCCTTTTGCTCTTGCCCCATTACAGGGTATGTTTCTTCTGCCCACTCGAACTTACTGTCTTTAGTCCTAGGGTAAACTCTTTCGCAGCTATGACACCTGCCTGAGCAGCTCTCAGTATTGTAGCTGAAGGCATCTGTGCTGCCACAGTCCTCATATGGACATTCCTTATGGCTTAACCAGTTACTCATAATATTTGATCCCAATAATCTTGTGTAAACATATCTAAAATGACCTGTATTTCTTCAGGTGTCAAGGTGGTAAGCTTAACGATCTCTCTATCTTCGTTATCGTATAGTTCTGTGATAGCAAACTCTGGCTCTTGATCTACAATGAACTGGTGTTCATCCCAGTAGCCAGAACCGTCATCCCAAACCTGTCCAAAGACTTCGAGTTCTTGCTTGCCTCTTCTTATGTATGCTCTGTAATCCATTTAATTTATTTTCCCTCTTGACAGATTAAATAATGTTGATACCCTAGGGCTTGTCCCTGACAAGGGTTCTATAGGTTAATTACGGTATGCCTTACCACCATTAGTTAAAGATATAAGATACTCTTTATTCTCTTGCTTCTCGTGGTCAGATATTTCTTTATCCAACCACTCAGCATCGTCTATCTCTTTGATTAATTCATTGTGGTATCTATGTAATGGTTTAGATTTAGTCGTCATCATCATCACCTTCTATATCACAAAAGTATACAGCAAAGTTACCATCACCTAAATCTTCTATAGCTTCAAAGGATGCATCACCATTATAAATCCAATCATAAAATTCTTGCTTATCCATTTTCTCTATCCTCTTCCCAACTCTTAATATGTTTAATACCCTTCACCTTATCTAGTGACGAACTCACATAAGCTTCTAACGTAGACCTGTTGTAGCTGCAATAGGTTTGTATTAGCTTACCATCTTTGTCATATGTCCTAACTCTATACATTTAGTAGCTCCCTTTCATCCGTATATAAATCCATATAGTCTAGTCGTTTACTGTCAACATCACCATAATCAATCTCGTACTCGTGCACTTTGCCATCGTCTAGCTCTATGTATAACGTACCCCATTTGTCATAGACGTGACGTATGTCTTCGCCTGTCTTACCTTCTGGCAATTCTATCTCAGCATATGCCGCAACTGTATAGCACCCTTCTAAACTTATCTTATTACTCATTTTGCTACCCTTTCTTTTACCCAAAGTCTTTTAAGTTTGTTTTGTTTACCACCCTTAGCACCTGTAACCTGTCTATTCTTTTGTTGTGTCCACTGGTCACCCTCTTTATAATTACGCATGTTAAAAACTTGACGCATCCTTTTATTCTCTTCTTTGCATACCGTTTCATGGGCAAGTCTTAATCTATCTTGAACATCCATTTATTTATTCTCCTTTTCTTTTAAATACCCATTCTTTATGTGAAATTGGAACGTGATTTAAACTTGCTTTATTTTTAGCATTAGAAAATCTTGGCGTATCTTCTAAATCGTATCTAAGTTCCTTCTCATTAAAATATACTTTGTCATTAATGCAAACTACATTACCTGACTTTACCCAACGTACTAATTCATTCCAATGATCTTTATTTGCATATGACCATCCAATGTAACGAAATGTTTTTTTAGCTTTTATATTAAATTCATAATATGAAGCTCTCGTAGTCCAGTTATAACCCATCTATTTATTTTCCTTTTCCAATTGTATTTCTACAGTATTAACTCTATATCCACACGTCAAACATTTTTTACGGCGTTTAGTTGACGGGTAGCCAAGTTTAAAATATTCCCTTGTATCAATTATTTTTAGCTTAAGCCTATAACCTTTACTCAGGCACTCAGGACAACAGCTTAAAGATTTATTCATCTTCCTGTATCCTATCTCTTAATTCATTTGACAAAGTTTTGCATAGCTCTGCGATCCTGTAGAGTTCTTTCTCAATATCAGCTTGCGTTTCAAAGTTACATGAAACAATCTCTAAACATGATATTTCTATATCTGTTAAATTTATTATTATATCTTTATCAATCATTTTATTTTACCCCTTCATTCATTTGAGTATCTGTTATATGAATTGATCTACCTAAGTTTATAACATGTAAAGCTTCAGTATATTCTAAATCATAATAACAACCAAACTTTTCTATAGTTATAAAATTATTTACATAATCTAGATACATTTCTTTTAGTTTAGAATTATTATAAAGTTTTCTAAGCATACTAATTTGATTTTCTTTTCTTATTAATTCTTTAATCATTTTATTTCTCTTTCTGTTTAGGTTTTAATATTATTTAGTGACACCAATAAAAGATGCCACCGATAATACTAAATTTATTCGTCTCTTTTATTTTACCACCTTTAATTTATAACCTATACTTGTCAATTCATCTAACAAAGGTTTGTATTCGTCTGGATGTGGAATACTTAAGCTTTTAATAAGCTCCTTTGATGCGTCCCCGTGTTGTCCTATGTGCATATATGATTGAATAAATTGAGCATAGCCTTTGATTTCTGGGAATAGTGCTATTACATCACCGTCAGAAAACTTTCTGAATATTACTTTATCTGTCATAACATTAAACCTCTCTAAAAATTATCATACCATCAAAATAAGGTATTGTTTCACCGTTTGGCGTTGTGACAAACCAATCAAAATTCTTTTGGAATACTGAATACTGTAAACAAAACTGGTGGCTTGCTTGGTTCATTTTTCTTTTAGTTGTTACACTTTCCCACCCATCCGAGTTTAATTGTATTGTATCCTTAGTCCATTTAACAATATTTGTTTTTGTATATGTGACACAACCACCGTTGTTGTTTTCCGTCCAAGTTGTTTTGTAATTACTTAATTTATTGTATGCCATTTTATTTCTCTTTCTGTTTTGGTTTAAGTTAATTCTACAATTGACACCAAATGATTGATGCCAATGTTAAAGTTAACTTAAGTATTCTTTCATGTCCTCCTTTAATTCGTTTAATCTTGTCATTGAGTATTCTTTACTATCAAATTCAGAAAAACTATTTCCTACATTATAGTAAACTTCAATATCGTTATGAATGCCAGATGTGTCATTGATAGGGTTATCATTGTAATTGACAAATATTTCAACAAACTTACCGTTGTATTCATCACTTATTAACCTTGGCAATTCGTCCATACTATCGGTTGCATCTATAATATCATAGTCTTTTAATTCTTGTGCTATTCTTGTGACAAGCAAGGTATTGTCAAAATCTGGAAAGTATTTGTTTAGTTTTGTTAAATCCATTTGGTTAAATCCTTATGATTAAATTGTTAATGACACTAAGATAAACCTAAGGAATTAAAACTGTCAATACCTAAAATAAATAAATATTAAAATTAATTAATGACCAGTAAAAGAATATAGAATGGTGTTATAATATAACCGTATAAACCAAACGTGTCATAAAGCTTATTACAATTATATTTGTCAGGGATAACAAAGGGATAAGACAAAGGTATAATGCTATGGTGTATTTCCCTTATGATAAATCTTATACCATTGTCACATATTTGCCACAGATTATACAAAAGTAAATACATTCTGTTGACAGGGGGCATAATCTTATCGTAATATCTATAGAGGTGACAGGGGGTGCACGGGGTATCCTGTTGTATGTACAATGCACCATAAGATTTTCTATATATTTTTCTAGGGATGTCAAAAAGAAACCCACCGAAGGATTTACCTAGGGTGGGCTTTACAGTAGAATCTAAACGTGTCCTTAAGCTTTACGGTAGTTTACCAATACCATAGTACAATGTGGTATAGAGTAACCGTAATAGACCAAGGGATTATACGTTATACTAACAGGAGATACCTTGGTATACTTATAGTATATACATATATAGGCTGCCTCCGCAGCTATAATGGAATTATACATACAATTTACACCTGTGTCAATAATAAAGAATACTTTTAATAAATAAATAAATTAGGTGTTGACAACTATATTTGTCTCATGGTATACTGTCCGTATTATTATTTATACTAAAGGTAAACATACCCCCATGATGTTCCAGTATGATAACTTCAAAGGATCAAACGGTAAGACAAAGACTAAAAGTCTTTTTTATGAGTTATGTTACTCAGATACCGAAGATGCCATATTCACACTTAAGGATAGAGACTTAGAAGCTCACGGTAAGATGTATTTGTCATTACAGAAGCTATACCTACAATTAGCTCCATCTGACCCAACAGAGTATGAGTTTGCTCAAACAGTCTTCGGTTCATGGGATATATGGAAGACGGTATCATCCGCAGCTAACATAAAGGTACATGTAGCCAGATGGAGAAGTGAAGTTGAGGTCAAGGTCAAGTCAGAGGCTATTAAAGCAATAGCTGAAGAGATGAAGACAAAAGGCAGAAGTTCCTTTAGTGCAGCCAAGTTATTATTAGATAAGGGTTGGTTAGACAAGGAGAATGCTTCTCAGGCTAAACAGAAGTTAAAAGCTAGAGAAGACGAAGATCAAAACAAACAGGCTTTGTCACATCTTACAGAAGATGCTGAACGCCTAGGTATTAAGGTGAACTAAGAGCAAATGGCTAAGAAACCGAACATTACAACTATAGCATCAGGGTATGCATCCAACACCACATTGAATGCTAACTTCGAGTCACTCCGTACAGGTTTCGATAATGTTGTGTCATTAGACGGTAGCACCCCTAACGCCATGCAAGCTGACTTCGATTTGAATGGTAATGACATATTAAACGCAGGTAACATCTATGTTGATGGTGTCAATCTTTTAAACCTCTTAGATAATGTTACAGTTAGTGCCTACGCACCTAGTGGTGGTAATGATGGTGATGTATGGTTCAAAGTAAGTTAAAAAAGAAAAATTAAACGAGGAATAAAATAAATGGCAGCCCTTTCAGACTATTCAGAGAAACTAATCTTAGATTACCTGATGACTTCAGGTAGTGCAACACGACCAACAGCTTGGTATGTAGCATTATATACATCAGCACCTTCAGATGCAGGTGGTGGTACAGAACTATCAGGAAGTGGATATGCCCGTGAGACTGTAGCTTTTGCAGCTGCAACATCAGGAGCTGGCACAACATCTAACTCAGGTGCTGTAGTCTTCACAGCTGACGGTGGTGATTGGGGTTCAGTTACTCACATGGGTATACATGATGCATCATCCAGTGGTAACCTACTATGGCACGGAGCATTAGCAGCAGCTAAGACAGTGCTAGATGGTGACAGCTTAGAGTTCGCAGTTGGTAATATTGACCTAACTGTAGCATAAAGGGACAAGTCCTGTGGCTCAAGGTTATCGTATTACAGAGAGTGGTGACCTCAGGGTTACCGAACAGTCAGACTCAAGGGTATCTGAACGGTACTTTACAGGGTCAATCTCACTCTCAGGTTCAGGTAGCCTAGCACCATCAGGAAGCAGAAAGGTACAAATATCAGCATCCTTAGCTAATGTTGGTAGTGTACTTTACGCAGGGACAATATCAAGACCTGCCTCTGTCAGTGCAACAGCAACAAGTTCGTTAGCTTCAAGTGCATCTCTGATTAAGAATGGTGAGATAGCTCTACAGGGTGTAGGTACTCAACAAGCACAAGCCACAACAAAAGTTCAAGGTTCTATAGCCTTAAGCTCAACAAGCTCAAATGTGTCAGAAGCTAAACGCATTAAGAATGCAAGCTTCGCAGCACAGACAACAGGATCATTAGCTAACGTTGTCACCTTAAAACTATCAGCAAGTTTTGAATCACCAGAAGATAACATCATACGCCTAACAGAACTAGGTGACACAAGAGTAACAGAAGATGGTAATGTAAGGGTTGCCAGTGATGCATCTCCTAACAGTGTATACGGTACAATTAATGCTGACGGGTTAGTAAGACCATTCGCAGCTGTAGCATACATCAAAGAGGATGGTATCTGGAAAGAATTTGACCCATACGTTAAATGGGGTGGTGATTGGACTTTACCTGAGAAAGTCTACAAGAATGTTTCAAACAGATGGAAGAGGGTCTACTAAATGGCTAACATTAAAATATCCGAGTTACCAGCAGCCAGTGCAGGTACAGGTACTCAAGAGTTCGAGATTAATGATGGTGGTACATCCCGTAAGTTGACAGGTGCTCAACTCCTGACGTATTTAGCAGGTAACCATACCCACACACTTTCAGATATAACCGATGCTGGTACGGCTGCAGCATCTGCTACTACTGACTTCGAAGCAGCTGGTACATCAGTAGCATTAGCAATAGCATTAGGATAATAGATCAATGGCAAACTTATTTAAAAATTATACAGTATCATGTACTGACACATCAGAAACAACAGCATACACAGTTCCAGCTGCAACAACAGCAGTTGTCATCGGGTGTAACGTAGCTAACACAGGGGCTGCATCATTAACGGTAGACGTTAAGGTGGCAGGTAAGTATCTTGTCAAAGGTGCACCAGTTCCTGTAGGGTCAGCTTTGTCAGTCCTAGATGGTAAGATTATAGGTGAAGCAACTGACGTAGTTACAGTTACCTCTTCAGATGCAAGTGGTGATGTAGATGTTATCGTGAGTGTATTGGAGCAAACATAATATGTCTGGATATATAGGAAGTAAATCATCTGTCACACAGGTTGATGGATATACTAGAGATGA